AAATACATGAATCGAGAAGAATGCCTGAGCCGGGCAAAGGAATGCGTCTGCGGCGAGCGAGAACAAGACTACGGTACGCCGGAAAACAACTTTCAGCGGATCGCTGCTCTGTGGAGTGCCTATACCGGGAAAAGCTACACCCCCGTTGACGTGGCGATGATGATGGCTCTCCTCAAAGTGGCCCGGATCAAGTCCGGCACTGGCACGAAGGATAGCTTTGTTGATCTGGCTGGCTATGCGGCCTGCGGTGCAGAGATCGCAGGTATGCAGAATGAAGAGTCCGACGAAGATTCGGATAGGTGGGAATGTCGGGTGGTGAAATAGCATGATTTGTCCAATCTGCGATGTCAGCGAGACCCGGGTGACCAACACCGTAAAATGGGGCACTATTGTGTACCGTTGCCGGAAGTGCAAAGACCCGGAGTGTCAGGCGGTTATTTTTACCAAAGAGTGGGAGCGTTCTGACAAGGAGTATAATGCCATACTGGCGAAGAAAAACCAGGCACGGAAGAAAATTCGTGAGATTAGGAGGAGGGCAAGAGGCCATGAAGCACAGTGACGCCCTCCGCATCGTGGCGGAAATTGATAGCGGCCGATATACGGCCACTGAGAAAATGGAGGCCATCAAGACGGTTTGCAAGGCAGAAAGCCTGGATGGGATCCGGAAAAATGACCTGAGAAAAGCAGTGCTTTGGCTGGCCAGTCAAGATAGGCTGGAGCCTGATTGGCGGAAGAGCCTGAGAAAGGCAGGTGTCCTATGAGCCAATGCCAGCGGTGTGACAAGCACGGAGTCGACCCCTTCTGCCACAGCCACTGTTCCGCATATGCGGCGGAGCGAGCAGCACTGAACGAACAGAACCGGCGCAAGCAGGAGAACTCCAAGTCCCGGGCACGGCCTTACACGGCCAGCAGTTACCGGTGCCAGCGTCGGTACCAAGACCAAGTGAAACGGAACAGGAGGCATGAGAATGGAAATCATTAAAATTGTGGCGATTGTAGGACTGGTGTTGCTGGTGCTGCTGGACACGGCGCTTGTCTTTGCGGCTATCCTGATTGGTAGCGATAACCGACCGACAAGGACCGAAAAGGATGAGTGGTTATTAGCTGAAAACAAAATGCTAATGGAGCGGGCCGGCAGATCAATCAGGAACGCCAGACTGGCAATGGGGATGACCCAAGAAGATCTGGGACAAGCGATCGGTCTTTCTGCCGCTGAAATTGAGCAGTGCGAGAAGGGGAATCGCTGGATCACAGCTGAAACCTTAGGTAAAGTTTGCGAAGAGATAGATCAGTTCTTATGATCGACACAAAGTGATTGGAGGGGATGAGTATGACTGAGAAGGAGCTTTTGAAAGCGTGCCCACTGCTGGTGCAAAGCGACACAAACCCGTCTTTGACAGTCCCGGGTCAAAGCTGGACCAGGACATATCACGAAAAAGGAGGAAATAAATAGCAATAATGAAAAGCATTATTTTGCGTTTCCGCCGCTGGCTTATCAAAATGCTTGGCGGACACACTGATTGGTACGCAGCAGATTATCGTTTCGATGTGAATCAAACTCAGATTAAGCCTGAAATAATTCGAATTGAAATGGGAGTTGTGCCTTGGAAACCTCTTAGTGATCAAGAGATGACCGAATACGTAAAAACAGACATCTGCCATGCTATCGCCCGTGAGCTGATAGAGCACAATCTTGTAATGCTGGAATACCAAGACAATTCGCAGAAGCATGACCGGCTCTATCGTGGGACGGTGGCTGTTTTCAAAGCCGAGGACACGGCGATGTTGTTACCGAAGGAGAGTATATGGACTACACTTTGAAATGTAATGAAGCCCAGCTGCGAGTAATCAACATCGCACTGGAAGAATATTTCCGCCTGCGCCTTGGTCAGATGGGTGACCTAGCAAATGATCTTTCGATGCTCAGCTACCAGAATTTGAGCGAAGAGGAGCGGCACGAATTTTTTGACAAAATCCTCCAGACTCGGGAACATACAAGGTTCTGTCTGGATGCGGCCTATCGAATCGCAACCGATGATAGGCGATCCCATAATCAAACCCTCATTGGAAAAACGCATTACCGTCTCTTTTGTGAGGACATCTGGCGGGTGATCCGGCATCAGCTTTGGCTTGATGCAGGAGGCCCGGAGCATATGCCCGGGGTTGTTGATGGAGATGAGCCACGGCCTGTCAGCAATGAGCCTTTGCCCACGGTGCAGCGAGAAAATCCGGTCTCCGCAAAATAAGTATGAGAAACCCATTGGGGGGGGACAGAAAAAATGAACCTGAAATACAATCGAGCAATCACTCTGTCGGTGGCAGGAAGTCGGAAGTCTACCTTCTGGAAGCCCTGGCTGACCACCGTGCAGGAGCTCTATGAGAAGCTGGAGCGTCCGGTGAGAAGTACGGAGACCCAGCAGGAGTACCGAGCAATGCGGAAGCCACAGCAGGATGATTTGAAGGACGTGGGCGGTTTTGTAGGAGGCGGCCTGAGCGCTGGGCACCGCAAAGCCAACAACCTGACCGGCAGGGAGGTCATTACCCTGGACTTCGACAATATCCCCGGATGGCAAACAGAGCTCGTGATAAACAAAATGGAGGAACTGAATTGCAGTTATTGCCTCTACTCCACTCGCAAGCACACACCTGGAGCGCCCAGGCTACGTGTGGTGATACCGTTTGACCGAACAGTATCACCAGACGAATATGAACCCTGCGCCCGCCGTGTGGCGGCTCATATCGGCATAGATATGGCAGATCCTACCACCTTCGAGGCGTGCAGACTGATGTACTGGCCGTCCTGCTGCTCTGACGGCGAATACATCTACCAGTACAAGGACGCACCGCTAATCTCAGCAGACTTCCTGCTGAGTACCTACGTTGATTGGCATAACTATTTAAGCTGGCCTCAGGTGCCAAATGCAGTGAGTTATCAGAAGTTGGCTATGAAGCAGGGTGACCCCACTGAGAAGGGCGGGGTTGTCGGTGCCTTTTGTCGGACTTATGACGTGTTTTCCGCAATGGAGACCTTTCTGCCCGAGATTTACGACCCGGTTGACACCGATCCGAATCGTTACACCTACTTAGGTGGCTCCACAACCGGCGGCGCTGTGATCTATGACAATGGTAAATTCCTCTACTCCCATCACGCCACAGACCCATGCAGTGGACGGCTGGTCAACGCCTTCGATTTGGTGCGGCTACACAAATTCGGCGACAAGGATCAGGACGCAGCGCCGGACACGCCGGTGGCAAAGCTGCCATCGTACAAAGCTATGTGCGAGCTAGCCATGGAAGACAAGGCCACGATTGCCACCCTCAATCGGGAGCAGATGGAGCAGGCAAGGCGGGATTTCGAGGGACTGGAACAGGAACCCGAAAACAAAGATGACGTGACCTGGGCAGAACGGCTTCAGCGAACCCAGGATGGCAAAGTGAAGAACACCATCGATAACGTGCTGATTATCCTCAACGGCGATCCGCAGCTGAAAGGGAAATTTGCACTCAACAAGTTCGCTGGCCGTGGCGAAGTGCTGGGAGAGCTGCCCTGGGAAAAGTCAGCCGTCCGGCGACTGTGGTCGGATACAGACAGCAACGGCCTGTATTGGTACCTGGAACGGAATTGGGGCATCACCAAGCGAGGAAACATCGATTCTGCCCTGGATATTCACGCCTCTGAACACGCTTTTAACGAGGTACAGGACTTTATTAACGGCCTCCGCTGGGATGGAACACCTCGGCTGGACACGCTGTTCATTGACTACCTGGGTGCCGCAGACACCGCCTACAACCGATCTGTGTGCCGCAAGGCATTTACCGCCGCCGTTGCCCGTGCCATGTTACCCGGCTGCAAATTTGATAATATGCTGATCCTCTCTGGGCCACAGGGTATCGGCAAGTCCACCCTCTTGGATCGGATGAGCAAGGGTTGGTTTAACGATAGTATACGCACCTTTGAAGGGAAAGATGCCTCGGAGCTTTTGCAAGGTGTGTGGCTGGTGGAGGTGTCCGAACTGGATGCCTTCCGGCGAACGGACGTGGCTCGGATCAAGCAGTTTCTCTCCCTTCGAGCAGATCGATACCGAGCTGCTTATGGGCGCCATGTGAAGGAGTTGCCCCGGTGCTGCGTGTTCTTTGGCAGCACCAACACAACGGATTTTCTGCAAGACACCACCGGAAACCGCCGCTTCTGGCCGGTAGATGTGGGCGAACAGCCAAGGAAGAAAACTGTCTGGAATGATCTGACCGATGATGTTGTCACTCAGCTGTGGGCAGAGGCAAAGGTGCGCTGGCAAAGTGGAGAACAGCTCTACCTAACTGGGCTGGTGGAGGAGGAAGCCAAGCTCAAACAGGAGGAGCACCGGGAAGTCTCTGTGAGAGAAGGGCTGATTGAGGCTTTTGCAGGAAAGCAGGTGCCAACAGATTGGGCGAAGTGGCCTATCGACCGGCGGAAGGATTTCTGGTGCGGCGCAATTCGGACACCGGACGGAGCAGAACTTGAACTGGTGGAACGAGATCGTATCGCCGCCGTAGAGGTCTGGTGTGAGCTATTTGGTGGCAATATTAAGGACATGAAACCCGCAGATACCAGAGAAATTAACGCTATCTTAGCCCGGCTGGAGGGGTGGCGGCGCTCGGAAAAGGTGATCCGAGTGGGGCCATACAGCGTTCAACGTGGCTTTGTTAGAAAGTAAATAAATGTATCGTAACATGGTCATGTAACAGTTGGAGAAAAGGAGGAGAGCCGTTACCGGCCTCTTGTAACTGTTACAGGCCGAGTTACAAGAAGTGTTACCTGCTCAAAGCATTGAAATCATTAGGCTTTTTAAGAGATGTAACATTGTAACATTAAATTCCTATATAATATAAAAATATAGAATCTATGATGGTATATGCGTCATAGCGCCTATATGTGTATATATTATAGGAAAAATACCCCCAGAACGTTACATGAGTTAATATATTCACTAGATAAATGCACGGCGGGCCGAGTGGGTGGGATGGCGTGTGGCTGGGAGGCCTGAGCGCCCCAGCGGCGCAGTGTGAACCCCCTTTATGCGCACGGGAGAACGTCAAAGCCAAAGGAGGCAGAGGATGCTAGAAAAAGAGATTGAGCAAAAACTGAAAAAAGCGGTGGAGGCCGCCGGGGGGCAGTGTTGGAAGTTTGTCAGCCCCGGGATGGCAGGTGTGCCGGACAGGCTGGTTCTGTTCCCTGGGGGGAGGCTTGCCTTTGTGGAACTGAAAGCCCCAGGCAAAAAGGAGCGGCCTCTTCAACGCGTGATGCAGCACCGGATCAGGCGCATGGGAGTTCCAGTGTTTTCCGGGGTGGACAGCGAGGAGAAGATCCGGGAAGTGATCCGATGGGCTACACAGGAGGAAGAGAATGTCTGAGTTTGTGCCCCACGGATACCAGCAACACTGCATCGACCGGATTTTAGACACGCCCTCTATTGGACTATTCTTGGATATGGGCCTGGGCAAGACAGTGATTACCCTCACTGCCCTCTATCAGCTGAAATATTGGCAAGCAGAGATGCACAAGGCTCTTGTTATTGCGCCGAAGAAGGTGGCGGAAAGCACCTGGAGCAAAGAGCAGGCCAAATGGGATCACCTGAAAGCCCTCCGGGTGTCCGTGGTGCTGGGTACGGAAAAACAGCGGAAACAAGCGCTGGAGACCTCGGCGGATGTGTACGTGATTAACCGGGAGAACACGCAGTGGCTGGTGTCCCTCTACGGCAAAGCCTGGCCCTTTGACATGGTGGTGCTGGATGAGAGCAGCAGCTTTAAGAATCACCAGGCTAAGCGGTTCCGGGCGCTGAAACAGGTGCGGCCTCAGATCCACCGGCTCATTGAGTTGACCGGCACACCATCTCCCCACGGCCTCATCGACCTGTGGGCTCAAGTATATTTGCTGGACGGCGGAAAGAGGCTGGGGCGAACGATCTCTGTGTATCGAGAGATGTTTTTTGTGCCGGACAAGCGGAGCAGAACCACCATCTTTTCCTATGCGCCGAAAGCCGGGGCGGCAGAGGAGATTTATCGGCTCATTTCTGACATCTGCATCAGTATGAAGTCAGAGGACTATCTGACTTTGCCGGAATTGATTTACGATGACATCCCTGTGAAACTGGATGCCAAAGCCCAGAAGGCTTATGACAGCATGGAGAAAGATATGCTCCTGGAAGTGGAGGATGAGACTATCACCGCCACCAGCGCAGCCACCCTCACCGGCAAGCTGCTCCAGCTGTGCAACGGAGCCATCTACGATGAGGGTGGAGAGGTGATCCCCGTCCATGACTGCAAGCTAGAAGTGTTTCTGGAAACGGTGGAGCAGCTGAATGGTCAGCACGCCATTGTCTATTATCAGTTCCGTCATGACCGGGAGCGGATCTTCCAAGCCCTGAGCCATTCCGGGCTTTGTGTCCGAGTGTATCAGGGCGCAGAGGAAGAGGAGGCCTGGAACGCCGGGAACATTGACCTGCTCCTGGCACAGCCTGCCTCCTGCGGATACGGCCTGAATCTGCAATACGGCGGGCATCATGTAATTTGGTTCGGCCTGACTTGGAGCTTAGAAGAGTATCAGCAGGCCAACAAAAGACTGCACCGACAGGGGCAGCCTCAGCCGGTGATTATCCATCGGCTTATCACCCAGGGCGGCACCGATGAGGATGTGATCCGCTCGCTGGAAACCAAGGACTGTGCACAAGAGCAGCTGCTGGCGGCATTGAAAGCCCGCATCGAAAAGGCAAAGGAGGCACAACACAATCTATGACCATCAAAGAACTATCTCAGCTGTATTGGCTGAACCAGGAGATTGCCTACGACCAGCAGCGGCTGGAAGCCCTGGAGCAGACCGCCAAGGCCCCGGCAACGGCCAACATGGACGGAATGCCCCACGGCATGGGCGAGCCGGGAAAGCCCGTGGAGCGCATCATGCTGGAGCTCACTGACCTGCAAGCCATCATTGCCGCCAAGCAGATCCAGTGTATCCACGAGCGGCAGAGGCTGGAACGATACATCGCCGCCGTGCCGGACAGCATGACCCGGAAGATCATGACACTGCGCTTTGTGGAGGGCCAGTCCTGGAACCAGGTGGCCGCCCATATCGGCGGGGGTAATTCCACCGATGCGGTGAAAAAGCGGGTGTACCGTTACCTGGAGACCGCCCAGGATGGGGAGACCGACGATTGAAAAAAGACAGGATTTTTTGAAGTGAGTTTTCAACGGTCTGGCTCAAAGTTTTAAAAAATGCTGGATTTTTGAAACTTGTCCCCAATGTCCCGACCACCTGTGGTATCATGACATCGTGGATCAATGTAGTTAGGGGATGGGGCTTGCCTCCTCCCCAAAGCAGCAATGCACCCCAGAACTACCTTCCCGCCATCCACACAGAGCCGCAGACGGATTTCCCTGATCGGAGCCCGTCTACGGCTTTTCTCATACCCAAAGGAGGCAGAGGCTTTGTATCGACAGCAAAGAAATTATGAAAATCTAAATCGGGCCATGTTCCCGGGCGTGGGAGAGTATGACATTCCCCAGCTTCGCCCCGTTCATGCGTGTGAGGCGGAGAACTGGATC